TCAGCCGCGGACTGACCAGCGGAGCTCGAGGACGTTGTCGGTGTGCTGCGGCCGGATCGCGAACCACTGCGCGGCTTTCTCCGGTGTCTTGCGCTCGATGTACTCGCGGCGAAGTACCCGCACTGAATTTCCGAGCTGCGCGGAGACGTGCTTCATGTCGTTTGTGAGCGCGAACAAGTAGGAAGCGCACGACCCGCGCAAAATGTTCCGCTTCCATTTCAACCCGATCTTTTGAGCGAAGCGGCGCACGTGATTGTCGACGCGCGGGATCGATGGATCCAACACCGGACCTGATTCGCGCACGTACGGCTTGAGCCACTCGACCAGGTTGGGCGGCATTTTGATAATGCGCGCTTCGCCTGTTTTGCCGGCGACTTTCGGACTGACGTCGATTTCGGCGTGATCCATGTGGACCGCGCGCCAATCAAGCCGCGCAACTTCTGACGGCCGCATCCCGACGAATGCACCGATGGCAAAGCAGGGAACGAGGCGACATTGCCGGTGATCGCGATGCGCGCCGTTGATGAGCAAGTCGAACTCGTCTGGTTCGTACGTGGGCTCAATGCCTTTGATAATCTTCGGTCTCGATGTTTTTTCCGCGGCTGTTTTTACGCCGGGTGGAAGGTACTCAGCGTCGCGCGCGAAGTTGAAGAGAGCGACGATGCGATCGCGAATGTGGCGGCGCCGGCGCGGACCGACTGGCATCTTCTTTTTGTCGCGCCGTTCGTTTAACCAGTCTTGGAGCTGATCCGTCCGGACATCTGCAATGGGCCCGACGAAATGAAGGCAGAATTTCTCGAGATCCTCGCGCAGATTTTTCACGTGCACGTCGCTGAGATCTCCGTTGCGCAACGCAGTTTGTTTTCCGCGAATGAATTGCAGGAAAATTTCTGGCACCGTCGCCGCGCTTCCGCGCCTGGTGCGATTCTGCATGAATCCGTCGACCGCTTCTATAAGTGAAGAAGTTCCGAGTCGTTTTTTCGCCGCGAACGCTTGTTCTACGAGATCGAAAATCGGGATGCTGAGCTCGGCTGCCATGGCTTTGATGCGCAGATGCGTTTCGCGATCTGGTCCGGTGAGCTCGACGGTGAGGGAGCGATCGTTAGCAAGGTCTCGCGCGATTTCGCCGGCGCGATCGCGCGCGGCGCGCTCGCCTTTTTTTGTTTGACGCTGGGGTTTATCGCCCGGGAATCGGTACCAGTAGATGCAGAAGCGCGCTGATTTGTTAGGCCCGGTCCCGTATTTATATGCGCGGACGCTCGAGCTGCCTTCGCGAACGGTGAACGCTGGCTCGCGCTTCATTTCGCTGGCTCGGTCACCGCGGTGGGAACAGAATAATGTTCCCCGAGGTAATCGACTGTGACGTCATGCTCATAGCGCGCGACGACTCGCAAACGCTTTCCCGGCTCGAGTGTTTTTACTTCGCGGCCCTTGAAGTTAACCAACGTGAAATCCGTCGTCAGCCTAACGAATTCTGGTGGCGGAAGCGGTGCAAGATAATCCGCCGGCGCAGAGCTAGGCGCGCTTTCCGAGGCGGCGACCGCGTCGACGCGCTTTCCTGAATCGTGGAACGCGGCGAAGAAAATCGCTATGATGATAACGGCAGCGACGACGGCGCCGGTTATGACGAGCTGATTCTTTCCGCGCTTGATCTGCTCGGGCGTTTGAGGCGGCGGAACTAGCGCTGGCTTGGGCGGCGGCGCCGGCTCGATCTTTGGCTTTTCGATCTTCGGCAGGTCGCGCTGGCAATGTGGGCAGACGATCGCTTCATGCTTAAGATTCTCGGCGCAGAATGGGCACTTCCGGAAGTCGTCTCCCATACACATGGCGATAAGCCAGCCGATCGGACCGAGGAAAATGGAGACAAGTACGCAGGGGCCGACTTCGTTTTTCTTTTGCCCAATGGCATAACCGATCAGCGCGTTGATGCCGATCCAGAGGATGACGACGGACCAGTCCATTTAGGCGTCGGAAGAGCGCAAGCGGCGGTAGACCGCGATCACCCAATCCGCGGTGTCTGCATTCTTTAATGCGTCTGCGCCGATGAAATCGTAGGCGGCGCGAAGTTCTTTTGGCATTCGGGTGCGATAAACGGGCGGCTCTTCTTCGACGATAGCGCTTCTGATTTTCGGAGTGACGGAGACAAGCTTGCTCAAGCTCTGGGGGATATCGTCGGCCAAGTAGGCAGTGAGAAGCGCGGTGCCGTGCGAGTCAGGGAAGGGCCGGCAAAGTTTTTCGAAGGCGTCTGTGGGCGGCCGGTGTTCGCCGCTCATATAGCGGCTGAGCTGGCCCTGCGAGACGCCGGTCTTTTCCGAGATCTGCGTTTGGGTGAAATCGCAGGCTTCCATTGAGGCCTGGAGTTGATTCGAGAACTGGCTCATCGGGTGAATTTCAATGTGTAAAGTATGCGGATAGCGAATTTTTGATAAAAAGGCAATCTTTTTTCTTGCCAAGGATTCTGTTCCCACATATTTGCATAAACAGCATGGAAGCTGAAATCAAAATTACCGAAGTCCTCCTGAAGCAGGCGCGCGTTCTTCGAAACAGCCACGATCCGGCGGAAGCGATCGCGGCCGCGAAATGGGAAATCCGATTCGAAGAAGAGATCGCGCGACTTCGGAAGATGAAACCGCAGCTCGCTGGTGGGCGTTAAACGATGATTACCGACGACGCGATTGCGGAGGCGGTGCGCGAACGGATCGAGCGGGCGCTGCCGAATCATGTCGTGCGCGGGATTGCGCGGCAGATGATCCGGAAGGAGCTGGGCGTTAAGACGCTCGAGGAGGCGGCGAAGTTTTTGAAGTGGACGGATCCGGAGGCGCTGCGCCGAAAGCTGAAACGCGCGGGCGTGGATTGCATCAAGACCAGCTCTCGGATTCTGACTTACACGATCGTGGACCTGGTGGCGTTCCGTGAGCGCAATCGGGTGCGCGGGAAAGTGAGATCGCGGCTGCGGTCGGTGAAGATGGCGGCCTAACGACACCTATGAACACACAATTGAAAGTCTTACCCGTTCTCGGTTTGAATGGGATCACGCTTGGCTACGGATCACATGAGAGCCGCGACAAAGGTGTCTGTGCAATGGAAGCGGTGGCCTGGCTCGCCGGCGAAGAACATAGCGACCGGCCGCAATGTGCCTGCCCAGCGATCGGAGGTTTCATCCGCAGGTGGAACGACATTCTGCCGAGTGATGCGGACCGTGACCGGTTGATCAAACCGCTTTTGCCGGAACTGATCGGGACGCGCGCTAACTCGAAGATCACCGAAGCGCGCGGCGATCTTGCGGCGAAGTGGGCAGTGACGTTCGTTACGCCGGCGACGCTGACGCTGGCCGGCTTTGGGGCCGCCGCGGAGCGCCTCAAGACTGATCCGTCGCTCGAAAATCTGCGCGCCATCAAGCAAGAGGTCGCAGCGGCGGCCATCAAGCGGTTTGGGAAAGCGGCCTTTGAAAACGCCTACGCCTACGCCTACGCCTACGCCTACGCCTCCGCCTCCGCCTCCGCCTACGCCTACGCCTCCGCCTCCGCCTACGCCTCCGCCTCCGCCTCCGCCTCCGCCTCCGCCTCCGCCTCCGCCTCCGCCTACGCCTCCGCCTCCGCCTCGCTTGATAAAAAAGATTTCGCGCCGCTGATCGCGGCGCTCGAAGAGGGCGCAACAGACCTAGTTAGGCGAATGATCGCCTTGAAAGAAAACGGGAAGAGCTAACCCGAACAAAAACCGGCGCAAAACTAAATGGAGCAGACACAACTGCGAGACCTGGACCTGATCGCGCGGGCGATCGAGGGCTTCATTCTCGCGATGATTTTACTGCTGGCCGCGGATGGTTTGACCGCGGACTGGCATTCATGGCGCGCGGCGCGATCGCGCAGGTCGAAGCGATCGGCCGCGCGCAAATTTCGGAGATGAACGCTATCGCTCCAGAGGCCGGAAGCCAGAGGACGGAAGTCAGTGAAGAGCTGACGGAGACGCGGGGGCTGGTGCGGATGGTTCACATGTTCCTGGAGAACTATCGCCAGATCACGAACAACACGCGAACGGATCAGGTCGTTAGGCGCGCGTCGCGCCGAGTGGAGGAAGCGCTGATCGAGTGCATGCGGAAGGCGACGGATGAGCTGGCGCGGGCGCAGCCTGGTTCGTTCGAATGTCATTTCTGCGGGGCGAAGCACGATCTGGCGCGTGACCTGGAAGTTTTACAGAGGGACGGAATAGGGACGGTGTTTCTGCAGCGCGCGTTTCGTTACGACTATCGTCACGCGGTGGAGGTGGTGCGGCAACTCGTGGAGCGGGGATTCGTTTCGTTCGTCGGCGAGCAATTTTGCCAGGGCGGCGGCATGGGAGAGAGACCGCCGCTACAGGAAGAGGCGGCAAAGTGATCACGCGCGCACCGCTCGCGACGGAGCCGTGGTTCTGGCCGGCAGTTTTCAAGCTGGTCATCTTTGGAACTCTGTGGTGGTGCGTGCTCGAGCTGACGGGGCTCGATGCAATGCCGTGGTTGCATTTCTTTCTCGCGGCCTTGCTGGGCGTGGTGACGCTGATCTTTTTCGATACCTGGTGGGCGAAGCGGGAAGAGCGCGCGCTGGCGGCGAAGCTGAGAGGCGACGAATGAAGGCGGTCCTGCTCGCGTTCGCGTTCCTGGCGATGGTGCCGGCAGGGTTGTTTTTTTTCTATGCGATTTGGTTTGCGCTGCTCTGCCGCCGTTACGCGGCGCGGCGCGGGGTCTGCAAGTTTTGCGGATGCAGTGATTACGATTGCCGGCAGTGCATCGAAAGGACGGGCGAGCCGTGTTGCTGGATCGATAAGCGCCACACGATTTGCAGCGCGTGCGTGGATCACATGGCGGAAGCGGACCTGGATGATCTCTCGCCGGATTGCAGTCCGCTGAATTCAGGTCCGAGCCGGACAGGCGTTTCTAACCGCGGATGGCGCGGATCAAACGGATGGGGGAAGACGTGAAAAGGGATGCGCTGAAGCTTCTCGCCGAACGGCCTCCAGGTTTCGGACGAAACATTCTTAGCGAGGAGCGGGAGTTCATCGGGAACACGTATGTTTATCGGGGCGAATATCCGCGGCGTGACGGGGCGCTCGATCACAAGGTGGAGAAGGAACGCGTGCGCCAGTACGACGGCGGCCGCGGTGTGCCGCGGTTCGGCGGGGAAGGCGGTGTGGAATGAGCGCCGCGATCGCTGTTTCGCGGATAGAAAAATCCGGTCCTCAACGTTTGGAACGGCCGCGTTATCCGTATTCGTCTGGCGAACTGCAAGAAGCAATGTTGGAGTGGGGCTGCAATTGTGGTCCGGGCGCGCTGGCGACGATGCTAGGCCTGAAGCCTAACGACGTTCGCAAACACATTCCTTTTTTCGACGAGCGCCGGTACACAAACCCGACGATGATGAAAGCGGCGCTTGCGTCGCTCGGGGTTAAATTCTCCGCGACGGGCGTTCGGCTGCCCAGGACTGAGCTGGCGAGGTACGGCCTCGTCAGGATCCAATGGGAGGGGCCGTGGTGCAAGCCGGGCGTTCCGCCCGCGGCCGCTTATCGCCAGACTCATTGGATTGGCGCGATGGTTTGGAACGGCCGTCAATTTGTCTTCGATATAAATTCTGGTTGGGAGCACGTGACCGAGTGGGAGCGAACAACTGTTCCGAGCCTGGTAGCGCTGTATAAAAAAGCGAGCGGCGGCTGGCATCCAACGCATCGCTGGGAGCTTTGTCTGTGAGTGTGACGACCGAAGAGCAACCGCATGGGTTCCGGGTTGTCTACGAGGCGTGGGACAGAGGGCGGATCAAGCGGAAATGGTTTCGCTCGAGAAGCACGCGCTCGTGCGCGCAATACAAGGCGGTCTATAAGCCTGGGTTTATCCGGGTGCTCGAGCTGGAGGCTTTCACGCGCGAGGAATGGCTCCGTGTTTTCGGAGGGGAATCATCATGATGAAGCTTCTCGTCGTTTGCGTGACGGTGCTGTTGTTCGCGGTGGTAAGGGAATGCGGGCAGACCTACCGGCTCCTGATCGAGAACGAGGAACGTAGCCAGGCGTGGCTGCGCGCTAATTACGAGCGGCAGCATCCGGCGCCGCCGTTTCATTTTTTTACCGAGCCGTCGCTGGAGATCACGCCGGCGCCGAAGAAGGAATGGCAAGTGTGAACTCGTTTTGCGAAGTCGTGTTGTACGGACAGCGTCCTGTTAGCGGGAAAGGCAAGGACCGGGCGTATCCGCAATGCGGCAAACCCGCGTTTTACGTTTGGACTGCGCTCGGTGGTCGGAAGCAAGTTTGTCTGGAGTGCGGGAATTCCCTTGCTGGCAATTTCAGAGACGAGCTTCGAATTATCAAATGAGCCAGGCATCTCTCACTCCAAGGCTGCCGGACGCCGCCGCGATGTATCGCGATATGGCGAAGTCGTTAGGCACGCGATGCCGGTGCGAGAAGTGCGGCGTCGTCGAAACTGTTGATCCGGCTTTGTGCCTCCGGACCGGATGGCCGAAATGCTGCGGCTACACGATGACGCTGCTAGGGAAAGGCGAGCGATGATCACGCTGGACCCGAAAAAGTTTTCGCTCGCTTTGCCACCGCCAACTCCAGCCTCACGGCTTCGCGAGGCAGCGACACATCTTCGCCAGGCCCGCGGTCAAATTCTACTCGCGGTAACTAGCTCGCTCCCGGGACAGTTAGGAAAGGACGCGAGCGCCTTGGAATTCATCGGGACTGCGATCGAAGCGGTTGAGAAGCGGGTCTCTGAACCAGCGGCTGAGAAATCGGCAGCCGTTAGGAAGCGCCGATCATGAGCACGGAGCCACTTGTAAAAACGCCGCGAATGAGGATCACGCCGACAAGGACGGCGGCGCCGGCGTGGACGGGGCTGAAGTTTATTTGCGAGCGGTGCGGAATATTGAATCAACTGGAGGCGGCGGATGCGTGCGAATTCGTGACGGAGAGTTTTGTCAGGACGCCGGCGTGCCCGTCTCGTGGCTGTGGTAACCGGCAGTTACTCTACGTCCCGCTGCCGGCGGAGGAAGTGCGGAAACTTTTATTGATCGGGTTGGAGCCAGGCGATGGGACTGATGAAGAAGGGGAAAGCTGGAACGCGACATGACGTCCACGGAAAAAGGGGGCGCCGGCCTGGAAAGCAACGGCGCCCGAAGCAGCGACCGACCCGGGATGGATCGAGAGGCTGGCTTTGGCCTAACGAGTGACAGGGGAAATGCCGATTGTCAATTATCGAGTGCCGAATTGAGGATAGCCAGGCGGAGGGAAAGCCTGGAGCGGTGGCGCGCGTTTTTCTCTAACTCGGTGCAGCCGCGGAGGACACGATGACGCGGCCTGCGATATCGGATTCGCGAGCGCGGCAAATTCTGCGGGATTATCGGCGTCTCGGATCATTTGCGGCGACTGGCGCACTCCACGGTCGCGCCGGAGCTACGATCTACGGATTGCTTCGGCGCCGCGGATTAATCGCGCCGCGCGGCTGGAGATTGCCGACAGAAGAAGAGTTGTCGGATTTGATCGCGGAGATGAAGGCGATCAAGGCGATCCCGCCAGTTGTCGGACGTGTGCAGTTTCCACTCCCGCAGCCTCAGCCGACGTCGCCACTTCGTGGCGATGTCGTTCCTATAACTTTCGCGCTTTATCGATTCGCGCGGAGCGGCCACGCGCCGGCAGCGGTGCAGAAGCTCTACAAAACTTTCGGAGCGTATCACGTGAAGCCGCATCGGGGCAGCCGCGGCCTTATCTGGAACAACCGCTCGTTTTGGTGGTGCCCGAAAGGCTACTATCGCCCTGGCTTCACGCGCGGTCCGCGACGGCCGTTACAACACTACATTTGGGAAGCGCATCACGGCCGCGCGATGCCACCGATGCACGAGATCTTCTTTCGCGATCGCGACCGGCACAATTTCGCGATCGATAATCTCGAATTACTGAGCAAGGCGGATCTGCACAAGCGGACGATCGAGCTCGGCGAAGTAACACAGATCAGCCGCGAGCAGCGGATGGAAATCGCCGGCAAGCGCTGGATGCGCTCGGCGCGCCGCGGCACTGCGCTGCTTCTCGAAAATTTTAATCAGTCGGAAACCTCAACCCACAAAAACAATGGTCACTCACCTACACTCGAATTCCTCGCGCAACGGCGCGAAGTCATCAACAACGGTCCGACAGACGCAACTACGCGAAGCCGGGACGCGGCAAGAGCGCGAGATCGGGGTGCAGCTCAAACCCTCAAGGCTGCCTGACGCGGATGAGATCGCGCGCCTGGTCGCGCTCGGACGTGAACGCGGCGTGATTCGTTTCGCCACTGACAAGGCGGAGATCGTGAAAAACGGCGAGGCCATTTCGACGTCGGGTCCGCTGCGATCGCAATGGATCGATATCACGCCGGCGCTGGCGAAGACCTGGCTGGAAAACAATTTCCGGAACCGGCCGTTGCGCGAGGACACGGTGAAAGCGTACGCGCGCGATATGATCCTGGGCTTATGGGTGGCGACGCACCAGGGGATCGCGTTCAACGATAAGGATGAGCTGATCGATGGTCAGCACCGGCTCTCCGCGATCGTGCTCGCAAACAAGACGGTGCGGATGATGGTGACGTTCGGGTTGCCGTCGCAAATCGCGGGCAAACAGATGACGACGATGGATGCGGTGGACCGCGGCGCGACGCGAAGCGTGGGACAGACGCTCGACGTCTACCGATTGTTCGAGCCGTCGATCAGTTGGGTGATCGCGCATCGGTCGAAGGAGATCGGGATCCGGCAGACGGGAGTGATGGCTGGGTTCGCGTTCGCGATTATGGCGGACAATCCGACGATGGAAAATATAGGGTCGTCGGAGACGTGCTTTATGTTCGAGAAGCTGGTGACCGGCGCGGATCGCGAGCGGAAAACGAAACCGAAAAGCCCGAGCAAGACGTGGGCGAAGTTTTCGCCGATCGCGCGGCTGCGTGCGTTCCTAACGAGCGATGAAGCGAAGCTGTTGACGCGTTCGCTCGATCGCGGCGTAGCTGAGCTGTCGCTCCAGGCGATTCTGCTCGAGTCGCAAAGTAAGCCGGTCTCGAAGCTGGAGATGTCGCTCGATGGCGCGAATCATTTTCGCGCGGTGCAGAATGAACGCGTGAAAAAAGTGGCGGCGTTGTTCGCGTTGCCGGCATGAGCGCGAAATTTCCTCACGGCGTGGAAGGGCATGTGGTGTCGATGAAGCATCGCTACGAAGGCCAGGCCGCGTTTTCGGTGGCTCTCTGCGAGTGCGGATGGACCTGCTGTCTGCCGGTAGCGGATTATCGAAGGCAGGATAGCGAGATCGAGATGTCGCGCAAAGAATTGAAGCGCGCGAAACGCGAACTCGATTGGTTAAACACGGGGAATAGTGGATGGCTGACTTATCGGCTCCGCGATTCGATCCGCGAATTAGTGCAAGACAAAATCAGGAACACTGATGGCCGTCGCCGTCAGCGATTGCTGCCGTTATGACGAATCCGGTGATCGATTTCGAGAAACTGTCGCAGGTGTCGCGGCAGATGATCCAGGAGAGCGATCTTTCGAAACGGAAACGCGCTCTCTTGCACGCGATCGTAAGATGGAGTTTCGAGCGGGGGAGGGAATGGGCGGTCTTTGAAAAACTCGATGACCTAGTGGCATTAACCGGCGTGCATCGGCCGGATGTGACGAACGCATTAAGCGAACTGCAGGCCGCGGGATTATTGCTGCGGAAGCAATCCCACGGGGAGCTGCGCTTGCGTTTCCTACCTTATGGCGCTCTCGTGCCGGCGCCGCCGAGCATAGATGGCGGCGCGGCGTCGACGGTGCGGACAAAGCTGGAGCTGCTCAATCCGCCAGGACCGAACTGGCAACATATCGAGCCCGGCGGACAAGGACGGCTACCACTGCCGCCGTCAAGTGAAGAAGCAGTGATGGATGAGCTGGCGGCGAACTCGCAAGAGGCCGCAGTGAGTGCTCACACCATTAGTGAATCACTAACGGAAACGGGCGAAAAGCGCGCCAGCGTTAGTAAATCGCTAACGCAATCGGTTAGTGAATCACTAACGGAAAAGGCATCGGGTCGAGACGCGCGTACGCGCGCGCCTGCGACATGTCATGAAGCATCTTCTTCGAAGATGCATGAACATGATCATGTTCATGCGCCGTACGGCGAGCTGAATCCGGAGCAAACGGATTTGCTCGAGCAAGTGGAGGAGTTGACGGGTTCGGAGGGAAAGAACGAGCATTTCGACACGACCTGGCGGATGCGGATCCGCGACAAACCACTGGCGGTGTTCCAGGCGATCGGCGAAACGCGGATGGCGAAGAACGAAGGCCGGATCCGGAAGACGATCGGCGGGACGTTGAACTGGCATTTCAAGAATTTCCGCGAGAGCGCGCGGAAAGCGGTGAGTGCAGTGAAGATGTTTTTGGCCTAACGAGCGGAACAGACGCGCTGGCTGAAATAGTCTAATCGTGCTAAATAATGTCCCATGCTTGTGCAGGGGATCACTCACGATCTGCGGAATATATTCGCAATCATCATCGGAAATTGTGAGCTGGCTGGCGATACGCCGACAGCGCGCCACGTTCTCCGGATCAGGCAAGCGGCTGGCCGCGCGGCCGCGCTCCTGGAGGCTGATAGGAGCGACGCTGCGAAGGTGGATTTAACGACGCCGATCGATTTGAACATGGTCGCTCGGGAAGTCTCGGAGATGCTGCGCAGCACACTGGTGGTGAAAGATAAAGTGAGGCTGCAGATGGAGCTTGCCGACGATATACCTAATGTGGCGGGTTCTTCGTTGTGGATATTTCTGTCGGTGTTCAATCTCTGCCTGAACGCGCGCGATGCGATGATCCCGGCCGGCGGCATGCTCGAATTGACGACGAGCGTGAAGAAAACAACGGTGGAATTCTCGGTCCGCGACACGGGCAAAGGGATGTCTGAGAAACGGCTCGGCTCACTCTGGAAGCCGCGTCTAAGTCCGGACCGGAAGCATGGTCACGGTTTGCAGATCGTGCGGGTGAGCATCGCGCGCATGGGCGGGACGATCGATGTGCAAAGCAAGGTGGGCGTGGGAACGACGTTCACGATTTCGCTGCCGGCGCTGGCGTGAGGTCAGCCGGGATTTCGTCCGCCGCATAATTTCGCGAGCGGCATAACACTAGCTAAACCACTGCGCGTCTCGCGCGGAAGTTCTACCCTCCGCGTCGAACGCATCAACTGGCAGCCGAACAGCAGGAAAATCGCAGACGCGTCGCTGACGCGACGTACGTCGAGGCCTACCGGCAATGGGAAGAGACTGCGTTCGGCGGGTTGTCGATGGCGAAACGGCTCGAGTTGCGCAAGCTCGGTCTGCACAAGGCGAAGCTCGAATCGCGCGGAGGCGGTCCGCCGCGCCAAAGCGAGAATGAATTTGATGATCCGGCGGATCTGGCAATCGATACCCGCCATCCGATCGCGGAGATGAATGAGTCGGTGCGGGTGTCGGAGTTAGCCGATATCTGCGAGGCGTTCGCGGCGGCGCTGCATTGGGCGGGCCAGGCGAAGTCGCTGGTGGAAATGGGTTGGCGGATGAGCACGATGTTGCATCTGCTCCGGCCGGCGCTCGTGGAAGGCATGGCGCTCGAGCTGAAGATCGATCTGGCGCGTCAGCTGGCGGAAGCGATGGGCGGCAAGCGCGCGGTGATCACCGAGGTGGGCTCGCGCTATCGCAAGGTGCTCGCCTGGGTGCGCCGTTGCAGCGACCTGGTGCAGCTCGGGCAACGGGGATTTGCGATGATTTATCTGATCGATCGGCGCGCGATCGGCGGCGCGACGAATGCGACGCTCGGCGGCATGGACGACAAAACACGGCAGGCTTTTAACAGAATCGTAGGTGATGGGCGGGACTCGCTAAGCGGGTTTCGCAATGAAGTAATGCGCGGTGAGGAAACGAGGAAAAGATGCAGGATATCGAACAAATCAGGAAGCTAACGAAACAGGGCAAGGCGCTGTTCAATCAGTGGCAGCAGGCGGAGGACGCGATCGAGGGCGGCTTTGATGCTGCGCTGGATCGTGCGTGGCGATTCGGGAAGTTGCTCAACACTCTGAAGGATGAGGTAGGACATGGTGAGTGGATCAAGTTCCGCGATGATGCGTTCACTGGCCTGGATGATCGCAAGGCACAGACTTGCCAAGCGCTCGATCACAACAATCCAAATGCGCGGAATTCCACGCAATTGACCAAAGAGTCGGTGCGTAAGTTCCGCTATGGCTACGTGCCAGTGAAGGAGCGGAAGAAGCAGAAGGGCAACGTGAAGTTCAATCGGCCGGCGCACTACTCAGTGTTAGCCACCGAAGGCGACAAGCTCATGCAGCGCATCAAGGCCGGCCACGAGCACGTCACCGCAGAGATGCTGCACGACCTGCAGCCGCTCCACGATTGGCTCTCTAAACTCTACGCGGAGGCACGGTAGGCACCCCCACTAAGGAATCTATTCGCCTGGCGCCCTCACGGCCAGTTTTACAAACTATCGTCGTTTTCGCACGTATGATTAAAAAAGCTTATTCCCATGAACCTAGCTAGGCTTCAGCGCTTCACGGCGCGCACGATCAAACGCCGGCAGATCAAGAACGCGGCTTACAACCCGCGGCGCATCAAAGCGGCAAATCGACAGCGACTGAACAAATCGCTCGACGAATTCGGCTTGGTCGAGCCGCTGATCTGGAACAAGCGCACCGGCAACCTAGTCGGCGGCCATCGCCGGCTGGAGAAGATCGATGCGGAGCAGGGGAGCGACGATTACTCACTCACCGTTGCCGAGATCAACATCGACGCGAAGCGCGAAAAGGCGCTCAACGTCATGCTGAACAATCAGGCCGCGCAGGGCGAGTACGATGAGACGCTTCTCGCGAAACTTTTGCAGGAGCTCGACGCCGCCGGCGATCTCGAGCTGAGCGGATTCGGCAACGAAGATCTGCAGCGGCTCACCAGCGAGAGCGCGATCGACGAAGCGCAGTTCCCCATCACCGCGAAGCTGAACGAGAGCCACGATTACGTGCTCGTCTTCTGCGACAACGACTCAGACTTCGCGTTTCTCCAAACGCTCTGCGGCATTGCCACCGAGCGATCGTACAAGAAAACCGGCATCGGCCTCGGCCGCGCCATTCCGTTCACCAGGTTCCTGAAATCTATCCGTGAAAATCGTCATTCCATCGATGTCCAGGGCGACCACGATGACCACGCATCGGCTCCTGCCGAGCGCCGTCGTGTGCGTCCCGGCAAGTCAGCGCGCTGAGTACGCGAAAGTTGCCGGCGCCGGGCGCGTCCTCACGCATCCGGATTCCGTGAAAGGTTTAACTCCCAAGTTAAATTGGATCTTCGACAACGTCCCGGACCGCGAAGCGATCGTCTTCGTCGACGACGACATCGCGAGCCTGCAGCGTTGCTTCACCGAGCCAGGCGAAGAGAGCACGATCCGCGATCCGCAGCTCATCGAGGCGATCATCCGCGCGACATTCATTCTCGCGCGCGACGTCGGCGCGTTCTACTTCGGCTGGGAAGCAAGCAACGGCGCGCTGCGTTACTACACCGGGTTGAAGCCGATCATGCTTACCGGCTACATCAACGGCTGCGCGATGGGATTCCGCACCGGCCACGGCTTGCGTTTCGATCCGCGCATCGTCGCGAAGAACGATTTCGACATCGCGGCGATGAACGCCTACCGGCATCGGATCTGTTTGAAAAATATCCGGTACACTTTCTGCCAGCGCGAGACCTTCAAAGGCAAAGGTGGCCAGGCTGCGTTTCGCACCTCGCACACCGAGAAGAACGACGTCGCGTTACTCCGGAAGAAATGGGGCGACGTCTTCAACTTCGGCGGCCACTCCGGAACGCGGAAGCGCGACTACGCCGGCGTGCAGAAAATAAGTTTGAACCTGCCGTTCTGATTCGCTAGAAGAAACGCAATCACCAACCGGGAAGAGCGGACCCGTAAAAACGCGCGCCATGCAAAATGCGAAACGCAGCACTCAAGCTGCCGGACCAACTCCTGGTCCGGTACTTCCGCCAGGGAACCGCCGACAACATCAAGCACGTCGTCGAGGATAAGAAAACGCGCGACATCACCGTCACGCTGGAATCCGGCGCGATCGAGAAATGGAAATACCTCCGCGATCTTGGCTGGATTCCTGACGCCGCCTAACGCAGAGTCGCGCCAGTGAGCGCGCAAAACGCAAAAGACGCGGCGGATGATTTCGTCGCGCTCTTCCGGCTGTCGGCCGAATCAAAGGGCGGCAAGTTCCAGCTCGTCACTTTCGCGAGTGACGAGGACTGCCGTTTCTTTTATCCGCGGCGCGCACTCGATTGGCAGCGACAGGTGAACACCTACATCTCGCGCGCTCTGCGCGAGCGCGGGATCCGCGTGCGCCGGATCGCACTCACGCCGGCGGATTATCACACCTGGCGTGGCGATCGATCCGACGGGCCCGACACGCGCCGCGCATTCGCGGACCAGCATCTGCGACTGCTCGATTGATGTTCATTTTTTGTCCCTCATTTGAGGGAGCAAAAATGGACATCCGGGGCACAGCGGCGGCTTAGGCATCGGCCTTGCCAGGCGTCGCTTTATTTTTCTGACGAGCGGATTCGCGCGACGTCACGACTGCCGGCTACGAAAATCCCCTCGTAGTAAAACCAACACGGAAGAGCCGACCGACCAAACGGGCACAACGAAAAATGCAAAGCAACGCAGTCAGAAAAATCCGGTCGACCGGGTTCAGCAAGATCAATCAACTGGTGCGCGCAGCGCGCCACATCAAGGAACTCCGCCCAGGATTCGCGGAGTGGGTGGCAGGCGAAATCTACGTCTGCAAAAAGACAGGCTCTTACAGGTACCGCTTCGGCGAGCGCGGCAAGAGCGTCGCGCCCTGGAGCGCGACGGCGGAGAAAGTTTTCTCATCGCCGGCCGGCTTCGCGTTCGCGGCCATTGTGCTCGGCGGAACTCTCCGCACGTGCATCACAAAGGCGGAGCAGATCGAGCGCGAGCAACTCGCCGCGAGCGCGGCGCCGGCGGCGTCGCGCGTCAACGTCATTCAACTCGCGGAGGCGGCGTAATCGAATGCGCAAGCTAACCGTCTCAACGCTCCGCCGGCAATGGGGCCAGACCTATCGCACGCGCGAAGGTTACTTCCCGTTCATCCGGATGTCTGGCAACTGGCTGGCTGAAGCCGGCTTCGCCCCGGGCTGCAGAATCAGCGTCGAGATCTTCGCCGAGACGTCGTCGCTGATCATCAGGAAAGAAAAATCCGAATGAGCGACTACAACCACGCGCTCATCGGGCCCGCCGCCCTCGTTCTGAGGGCGGCGCGGGCTCTAGCATCCCAGTGCAATCCAGTTGCGATGTTGATCGAGGGCGACCCGGGCGTTGGCAAAGGTCACATGTCTGACCAGCTTGCCATCGAAATCACGGGCAGCCAGTTCGCGATCGAGCAGATCAACGGACAATCGCTCTCGGTCGACGTCGTGCGGCTTTGGAAAGAACGCTGCGGGTATGGAAACCTGTTCAGCGATCGCACGGTAAAGCGAATCGATGAAATCGATCACGCCAGTTCCTCCGCCATGGCGGAATTGCTGACGTATCTCGATTATCTCCACAAAGGCCACGCGATCATCGCCACCACTAACGAGTTCGGCAAACTCCGCGCGTTGTGCAAAGGCCGGCTGGAATCTCGATTCGTTAGGTTCCACGTGGAAGCGCCGAGCGTTCAACAGACAATTAAGCTCTTAACTGAAAGACTAAAACTTCCGTTAACGCAGGCTCGCGCGATCGCGCTCGGCGCGGTCCCGGAAGGATGCCTTCCGTCCGTCGGCTGCAACATGCGGACAGCGATCAACGACGCGATCGGATTGACGGCCGCGAAGAAAAGCCGCCAGTCCGGCTCGGACCGGAGGGCCGCATGACCTTCGCGGAACTCATCACGCCCGGCGGTTACAAGGTCGGCGAAGTCGCGAGCGCGATGCAGAAGTGCATCCGCCGCGGCCTTGCCGAGGACGCGCTTTTTTGGGCCACAGAATTAGACCTCACTCGCGCGGGCTCCGATTGCACAGGGTTCGGCGAATACGTCTGGAAACGGCTCAAGATCATCGCGAGCGAAGACGTGGGCCTGGCAGACAACTCGGCCGCGCCGACGATCTCAGCGCTTTACCAGCACTGGCTCGAGCAGCGGAAGAAGAAGGATACCAGGCACGCGCCCGAGCGTTTGTTTTTAGTCCACGCAGTTCTCTTCCTCGCCGGCTGCAAGAAGTCGCGCCTGGTCGATCACGCGTTGATCGCGATGTACGAAGCAAACCGGCCGACCGCCTCGGTCCCGGATTTCGCACTAGACCGGCACACCGCGGCCGGCCGCAAACTGCGCCGTGGCTGGAAACATTTCTGGGAACACGGCGCGAAGCTCTTCAACGCCGCGAAGATTCCAGACCCCTACGAAGAAATTGCGCGCGCTACTCGGCACGACAAGCAAGGGAGCTTCCCATTCCATGACCGCTGAAATCGAGCGCATCCTGGAAGAGCTAATCGCTGCGCACGGCATCGAGAAGGTGCACGACGCGCTCGGGCCGCTCCTCCGACAATTCAAGTGGAGCGACTGGCAGCGCGTCTACAATTTGGCGAATCGGCTTAATTCCCGGAATCAGACCAAATCGGGCAAACGACGAAAATCCGACGCTCTAAAATGACCGCTATCGAGTTTTCTCGGACCCCGCTGCTATCCTAACCCTCGGGTTTTCGGGACTCGCGGAAGCTGACACAGCACGCTCGGCGTGAAGCTCACCGCGGACGATCTGCAACGTCTCCATACCAAGCAGGTCGCTAACATCATCCGCAAGCTGGGCGAGGGGAAAACCATTACCTCGCGCGAGCAAAAGATTCTCGACGAAGAACAAACCCGTGGCGAATCGACTGCAGCCGGCACGGCTGCCACTACAGCTTTCGTTCAGAATTGGGATGAGCTCGCGGATGCCATTCCGATCGATCGGCGGACGCTCCAGAATTTTCGCGATCACGAAGCAGCGCTGATCGAGGCGAACAAAAAGGATCTGATCCGGTCCGACGGCCGCAAGTGCGTCGTCGCCTGGCGCGCGCTTCTCAACGAGTGCGGCGTGAAAGGCCGCGGCGCGAACAACACCGATCCGCACATGCCCGACGTGCGCGACATGCAGTTGCGCGAATGGAAATTCAAACTCGATAAGTCCGAATTCGCGCTCCAGAAAGAAAAAGACCTGGTCCTGCCGCGGACCGAGTTCGAAGCTGCGCTCAGTGTCACGCTTTCGAAATTCGTCGCGGCGCTCAATGCGTTGCCCGGCCGCGGGGCCGGCAAGCTGCTCCCGCGCGCGCGCGCCGCCTTGGTGGCCGCGTTGAAAAAAGCGTTGCCGCCAAAAACGTTCGAGCGCGTCGACGCCGCGCTCTCGAAAGATTTCGCGATCGACTTTGCCGAGATCGAGGAAACGCTCCAGAACGAAGTCGAGCTGGTGAAACGCACGCTCGAAACCTGCGACTACCTCAAGCCGGCCGAGAACCTGGAGTAGCTAGCGGCACCGAGTGGCATACAGCCTGAAAGCCTGGCATTCGAATCCAAGGGCGCATGTCGTCTGGGCTAACAACACATTCTTTAATCGAATCAACCTCCCAGAGTTTTTCTTGTAGAAGGAATTGGCCGCCGAGCGGCGGTCGTTCAATCGTCGTAATAGTGCACTCCATCGCTGACACGCCACCGTCAGCGTGTTCGGCCGCAAGTGCTACAACCTTTTCGTCTCGCTCATTCGCGCGACGCTGAAACCGCTCCCCACCCAGACCATTTGGGAATGGATCGATCGCAACGTCGTCGTGCCATTGATCGTCGGCAGCCGCTACCCGGGCGCGATCGACACCGGGCACATGCCGCAATGGCGCGGCCTCCTGGAGAAATACGCCGATCGCCGCGTTCACTTCTTCACCCTCTGCAAATCCGCGCGGTGCGGCGGCACATTATTTTTCGGGATCTGTCTGGTCCTGGAAAAAATCGCGCGATGGCCCGGGCCGATCGGCTGGATGGATCCCACCGCGAAAACCGGGAAGCGCGTCAGCCGCCAGGAGATCGAGCCTTACCTGCTCGCGTGCGAACCGGTCAGCACGCTGGCCATTCTCAGCAAGACCACGTGGACCGTGCTCGAGAAGATATTCAAGAACTGCACCTTCTCGATAGTCGGCGCCGGTTCCATGAACGATCTCGGCGGCCGGCAATGGGAGCTCGTCATCATCAACGAGCAGGACCGGATCCCGAACCGTTGCGCGGACATGGCGCCGCCGAGCGAAGAAGCGAAAGCGCGCACGAGCCAGTTCGAGGACACGCGCAAGATCGTGCGCAACTCCACTCCCACGCGCGAGAGCGCGCTCACCTGGGGCGAGTTCCTCGCCGGCAGCCAGGAACATTGCTACGTGCCGTGTCCGGAATGTTTCGGGTACCAGCGGCTCGCCTTCTTCAAGGAATCCGGCGACATCGAGAAATGGATGCGCGTCGACGGCGACGATCCGATTCTGATCGGTCACGAAATTAAGAGCGCGACGCGGCATGGCATCCCGTTGCCGGCCGACTCGGCTCGCAGCGAATTAAAAATCATTCCCGATCCCGACCGGCTCGGGAAATTCCTCGTCCTCGGAATCCCGCCCACCGCGCGCATTTGGTGGCCATCGGATCTGCGCCACAAAAAAAGCAAAGTCTGGGACGTCGACCTCGTCGCCGCGAATGCGCGTTTCGAGTGCGCCTTTTGCAGCGCAAAAATCCGCCCGGAACAATTGCCCTGGATGAACGATCGCTATGCCTGGCGCTCGCATAATCCCACCGCGCCGCGCGATCACGTCAGCGCGCATCTCTCCGCGCTTTACTCGCCGTTCCAGAGCTGCGGCGCCATCGCGAAAGAATATCTCCTCGCCTGCGGCAGCATCCTGAAGCTCCACGCCTTTTGGAATCTCATCCTAGGTCTGCCTTTCATCAGTCTGCCCACGAAGCTGAACAAGAAAACGCTCGAGCTCGTCCAGCTCGCCAGCCCGAAGTACGAGCGGCAATATCCCGAGAACCTCGAAGTCGAGCTCACGCTGCCCGCGCGCCCGGTAGTTCTCACCATGCAGGCCGACGTCCAGCAGACCGAGTTCTGGTGGTGCGTCCGCGCGTTGATGGTCGATGGCGCGCGTTACGTGCTCGCCTGGGGCCACTGCGGCAGCTTCGCCGAGCTCGACGCCATTTCGAATCGCGTTTGGAAATTCGATCATGGCGCCGGCGACGACGTCACGGGCCCGATCCCACCCGAGATGCGGTTCGAAGAATTCACCTGCTTCATTAACGCGATCGACACCGGCTACAAAGCGAAGCGGCAAGGCGGCGTTTACGAATTCCTCCACGACCAGGGCGGCCGTTGGCAGGGCGTGCGCGGCGGCAATTACTCCGCGCTCGGAAAAGAAAAACCGATCACGGAAACCACCGTCACCTTCAACTACAAAGGGCAAGGCGAAGTCGACGTGCCCGTGATTCAGTTCAACGATTTCATTCTCAAAGAGCACCTCTACCGCTTCGTGTTGAAAGAACGCCGGCAACCGCCGCTCTATCTTCCGATCGCGCTCGACGAGCATTTCATCACGCAGACCACGAGCGAGCATTTGGCGAAGCGCAAGATGGCCGATGGCCGGAACGAAGACGTCTGGCAGATCAGCGATAACACCGAGCCGCATTTGGGCGACGTGCTTAAGTATGGCGAAGTGCTCAGCTTCGTCCTGGAGCCGGCCGTGCTTCAGCGCTTCCGTATGAAACACGACGCGCAGCGAGCGGCGCTGATGGAGAAGCTCGCGGCCTAACGATTCACCAATGCGATGCCTCCCCGGGTCTTCCGTCCAATCGAAATCTTGTCGTGCCTCGTCGCATACCGCTCCCCGTCGAATGTATGAAAAGAACTATGGTAGATCGGCGGCGGCCTTGTGTCCGGACCGTAGTGAATGTCCATGCACAGGATATCGAAACGCGTCCCATCGTTGCGGCGCAATCGTCCTTCCGGATGTTCGATCTCGCGCAGGTCCGCTTCCATCTGCACGCCAGTTGAAAGCGTGCACATCGGCTTTGGCCGTGGGCGCGATTGCATTCCCATTCCGCGACAGATGTCTCTCAGCAGCGCGTTGTGAAATTCCAAGAAGGCGGTGGACGCGGGCGATGGGACGTGCTGGATCCGCATGATCTCTTCACGATCGCGCACCGCTTGCAGTTGCGGTGCGAACCGCGCTTCGTCGAGCGAGCGCTTACAGCACGGCCGCGTTCGGTAATTCCTGGCGACGCGATAATCGCGCCCGCAACCGCTGCATTCGAATCCGCAGTAACCGCCCTGGCGCGCAGCCGTCGCCATCTGGATCGTGTCGAAGAAATGTCCCCGCGGCATCGAATGCAACTATGCAACGCATCGCGCATAATTGCATAGAACGAATAATCGCCGCGCGTTGACTCGCGCCGGAGAGCGTTACACAAACTGCGCGCAGGCCGGACCTCTTCGGAGACCGGCCTGTGTCGTGTACGGGCGCGCGCCTCTTCAATCGGCAATCTGAAATCGGCAATCTGAAATCGGATTGACACCGCTTCGCGGGTGAAATGATCCCAGCCGGTTACAAAGAAGCTCTCATCACGTACGCGGACGCGAAGGGCGCCATGGGTCTCCAGGCGCTGAGCGACGAGTTCGACACCCTCTTCGATCTCATCAACGCGCGGCGCGGCAAGGAAATGATCAGCTCTGCTGTCAACGGCAAAGCCTTCGGTTTCGCCGTCCAGATGTCGATCGAGGAAAAGTTTTCCGTCCTCGGCCAGGCCATCCGTGAAATCAACGGCGACCGCGTCACCTGCACCTACCCCGACTTCTCCAGTCTCCAGCGATGAATCGAACAATCTTCTTCTCGTTAGGCGTTGGGCGTTGGGCGTTAGGCGTTAGGCGTTTCTTCGGCGGTCATAGACCGCCGCTACAGGGGAGCGCGTTGTGAACGTAAAAGTTTCCTACGCTCCGGCCCTCGCGCTCGCGGATCCAAAATTCCTCGCCGCCGATAGCGTTCCCGCGCCCGACGCCGCGGCTGCCATCGGCTCGAGCTTCTACGACGCCGCGATTAATTCGCCGTCGCGTTCCACCTTTCCCGCGTTCCCGCTCACGTCCCGTTTCGAGATCACGCGCTACACGCGCATCCAGATTTTGAAAAAGGTCCGCGCGCTCGAAGCGAACCTCGGCCTCATCTCGCGCATGAAAGGCCAGGTCCGCAAATACGCCGTCGGCCGCGGCATCTTCCCGCAGCCCCAGACCAATCATCCGGAATGGAACGACGAGTCCGCGATGAAGTTCGACGATTGGGCTAACAACCGTTTCGTCTGCGACACCGCCGGCGCCATGACTTTCTGGGAACGCCAGGGCTTTCACGCCGAGACGTTCTTCGCCGAAGCCGAGAGTTTCGATGCGCTCGTTTCCAGCTCCTTCTCCGGCGCACCGCAGCTCCAGCTTTTTGATAACAGTGAAGTCGGCAATCCCTACTACGGCGATATCCGACGCGACTTCCAGGACGGCGTCCGGACGAACGAACAAAACCGGCCGCTCGAGTATCTCGTCACCACGCTTTCGCCCGTCGCTTACGGCCTCGGCCAGATCAACACCCGCGGCATCGACGCGAACGACATGATCCATCTCGTGCGCCGCAAGCGCGCAAACCAGCTCCGCGGCATTTCCGCGTTCGCGCCCGGGATCAATTGCGCGATCGACCGGATGGATCTGCGCGCCCTCACCACCGCGGCCGCGAAATTGCACGAAGCCCTCGGCGTCGTCGTCAAAAAGAAATCCGGCGAAGCCGGCCGGACCGGGATCAGCGACAAGATCAAGAAAACGCTCGATGGCGACGGCAAGGTCACGCAGGTCAGCGAAAAATTTATCCAGGGCGCCGCCATTCAATATCTGGGGATCGATGAAGATATCGAGATCCTGGCTTCCGAGCGCCCCTCGCAAAATCTTCTCGCGTTCGGCGACGAGCTGGTCCGCGACATTTGCACCGGCACCGGCCTGACGTTCGAGATCGTCTGGAACCTTACCTCTCTTGGTGGCGCCACCGCGCGCATCGCCCTGGCGGACGCGCAATGGTTCTTCGACGGCATCCAGGATTCCATCAACGAAATGTTCAACCAGCGCGTCTGGGTTTGGTGGTGCGCCTCGATGATGAAGAGCGGCCAGCTTTCGCAGTGCAACGATCCGCGCTGGTGGGCGTGCCATTGGCAGGGCCCGCCGAAACTTACCGCCGACGCCGGCCGCACCATGAAGGGCGAGATCGAAGCGCTCGGCAGCGGCCTCAATAGCTGGGCCGATTACTACAGCCGCGCCCAGGGCCGGTTCTGGAAAGACCCGATCAAGCAGCGGATCGAAGAGCTGCGCTGGGCCATGGCGTTTTGCCAGAAGCAAACGCCGCACGTCCCGTTCGAATATCTCTACTCACTCAAACCCGGTACCGCCGTGGCTTCCGCCCCAGGCTCCGGCAACGACGCCGCGAATTAAAATGAACGCAACCGGAAGTCAGAGGACAGAGGACAGAGGACAGTCGCTCGCGCATTCGCACGCTGAAGTTCTGCGCACGCGTGAGCGGGCCCGGCGCGCGATTGCGCACCTCGACGTCGCGCGCGAGCTCGAGATCCCGGCGATGGTCGTACTCGCCCTCACACATTGCGAGGTAGCCGTCCCGCGCTTCCGCGCCGCGCTCGCGAAACGCAGCTTCGACCTCCGCAATCTGGCCTAACGACTTATGAGATACCCACGACTTTTCACGAAACTTTTCTGCGAACCGGTCATGATCACCGAGACCGCGTTCTCCGGTCTCGCCACGGCCTTGATCGGCCGCATGAATTCCCCGCGCGCCGCCGCCACTCCCGACCAGTTGCCTGACGGCGATTACCTCGCCTGGCGCAAACGGATGCAGGCCACCGACAGCCAGGCCCGGCTCGACGACGTCTACTCTCAGCGCGGCAACACCGCCATCATCACGCTCGACGGCGTCATCGATCGGCATCTCTCCAGTTTCGAAATGGAATGCTATGGCGGCTGCGATCTCGCCGATATCGATCGCGCTATCGCTCTCGCCGCTTCGGATCCGACTATCCGCAATGTCGTCCTCGAATTGCGTTCGCCCGGCGGCAGCGTCATCGGCGTCGCCGAAACTGCGCAGCAAGTCGCGAATCTGGGACGCACCAAGAATGTTTACGCGTTCACCGACTCAGTCTGCGCCAGCGCCGCCTACTACATCGCGAGCCAGGCCCACCAAATTTTCTCGACCAGCAGCGCCGTCGTCGGATCGATCGGCGTCTATTGCGCCATCCTGGATGCGAGCGGCTGGTACGAAGCGCAAAATCTGAAAGTGAATTTCTTCAAGGACGGCGACTTCAAGGGCGCCGGGCTCGATTTCAAACCGTTGAGCGACGCCGAAGCCACGATGTTCCAGGACCGCGTCCTCCAGCTCGGCGCCATGTTCCGCGATGCCGTCACTTCCATGCGCCCACAAGTTTCGCTCGCGACCATGCAGGGCCAGAGCTTTGTCGGCTGCGACACGAGCGGCAACGGACTCGATGCACTCCAGGTTGGGCTCGTCGACGGCGTCGTTCTTTCCCTCGAGGAATTGCTCGCGCGGATCTGATTTCTTCTGTAGCGGCGGTCTATGACCGTCGACCGCAAAACGATTCGGCGATGAGACATCGCCGCTACAGTCATTTGCACTAAGCGAATAATTTCGTTTGACGCATAACGCGAACGGGCGTATTCGCAAAATCGTGGAAACACCGCCGACTCATAAAGCGCAGCTCGAGGCGCTTTTCAAATCTCTCGGGAACGCCGCGGATTTCCCCGCCGCCTACGCCGCTCTCACCTCGCTCCAGGCCACCGCCGCGAGCACGACAACCTTCGTGGCGGATCAGCAGGCCTTCTTCGAGCTGCTCGGCGCGAAAGACCAGGCCGGCGCGCTCAACGTCGTCACCCAATTGCAGAGCGATTGTAACGCTCTCTACAAATCTCTCGGCGCCACCGATATCGCCGGCGCCATCGCCACCGTCACCCAAATGCAGGCCGATCGCGACGCGATCTGGAAAGCGCTCGGCGCCACCGATCATGCCGGCGCAGTCGCCGCCGTCCCCGCGTTGAACGCCCGCGTCCTCGTGGCCGAAAACGCGCAGAAAGATTTCGATGCCCGGCTCGAAGCCGGCATCAGTAAAGGCGTCATCGATCGCGCCGCCGCCGCGGGAATCACCGCGCCGATCGCGAAAGTGACCGCGCTTCCACTCGACGCCGCTGCCGCCGCCGAGGCGCAAACGCCGCGCTCGCGTCTCGCCGCATCCATTAACGAGCAGATCGAAGGCTCACTCGGTTCCCGCATCGGCGCTTCGTAAAAACACTGTCCATTCACCGCAGCTCAATCACGATTATGAAAAAAGGTTTCGCTCTTTTTGCTCTGGCCATCTCGTTGTTCATCGGCGCGATCGCCGCCGCGCAAACCCATGACCCCGTCGTCGCGTTTGTTGCTGCAAATGCCGTCGCTTACGCCTACGTCGTTTCTTCGCGCGGTTATTCTTTCGGCGTCGTCGCGAACGCGCCCGGGCAGCTCACCCTGCTCGATATCGCCATGCGCAACGGCCAGAACGTCGCCGCCATCGTCGAGGACGTCACCACCGTCGCGCCCGAGTTTTCCGTAGTTCCCGCCATCATTCGCGGTGGCACCAGTTACGACGTGCTGCGTCGCACCGGTTATCCCGCCGGAGGATTTCGCCAGGTCGGCGCGGGCGTTGCTCTCAACAAGAGCACCTGGGAACGCGAGACCAAACCGATGTACCTTTTCGATTGCCAGATGCTCATCGGCGAAGACATCGTCAAAGCGCAGACCGCCGAGAGCATGAGCACTGCCGGCGACGTCCTGGCTGATGAAGCGATCGCGGCCGTGCGCGGCAGCACCATCAACATCGGCTCCCAGATGTATTACGGCGCCAAGGCCGCGGCGAATGGGTTCTCCGGGCTCGCCACTCTTTTCAACGATGAGATCGACGCCGGCGGCACCTCGGCCACCACCAGCGTTTATCTCTGCTGGCTCGATCCGAACCTCACCAATCCCCAGGGCGTGCACTTCGCCGTCGGCCTCGCCGGCGCGATGAACTTCGGCGACTGGATGAAACAGCAGGTCGATATGGGCGGCGGCAAGAAAGCCATGGCCTACGTGAACGGTTTCCTTTTTTATCTCGGGTTCGCCGCGGCTTCGGCGCTCTCCATCTGGCGCGTGCGCGGCGTGAGCATCGCTCATCCCTTCACCGACGCGCTCGGCGCGCAGTTGCTCGCGAAAGTCCCGATCGCGCGCCGGCAAAATCTCCGCTGGTTCATGAACAAGACCGCGGCCTTCACTCTCCAGAGTTCGCGTTCGACTGTTTACACCGCGGTCCAGACTGGCGGCGGCGGGATCGGTGGCGGCGGCGTGTTTCCGCAGTTGCCCGATAGCTGCATGAACATCCCGATCACCTGGACCGATTCACTGCTCGACACCGAGACCAGCGGGAACCTGGTGTAACAAAAAAAAGCTTCAACCCAACAAGGGTTGATCCGGTGACAGCGGATCGACTCGAACCGAAAAAAGGACAGAGATCATGCCGTTAAATATTCGCAGCCTCCAGGACGCAAACCTGATCGTCAGCATCGCGCTGCCCGCGGCGGCCGCTTCCGCATCCACCCCGGCGATCGATCTCGTCAGCAACACCGCCGGCCGCGTGCCGCGCCTCGAGCTTCTTCTCAGTGTTCCCGCCGTGCCCGCGCTCGTCGACGCGAAGACGATCATCCACACGATCGAAGACTCGGCCGATAACAGCAGCTTCGCGGCGGTGGCCGATCTTCCCACCGTCACTTCCACCGGCGCCGGTGGCCTTGGCGCAGCCGCAGTCGCTCGCCAGTTCAAGCTGCCGATCGGGGTGCGCCGTTATCTGCGCGTTACCTCCGCCGTCCTCACGGCCGGTGGCGATAACACCGCCGTCAAGACCTCGCTCGGTCTCGTTTTTTAGCCGATGGCCGCGCCCGCCGCCAGTAAAGCGGAGGGAATAAAAATTTCCTTCGTCGCAGTCCGCAAAGTCAGCGGCGAAGTCGAGCTCATGGCCGTGGGCGAAAGCTCCGATCCCGCGCTCGAGCTGCACGAAAAGTTGAAAAAGACCAAAGGCAAAGACGCCGATGGCAATCTTCTCTACACCGAGTGCGTTCTCTTCGTTAGGCCACGGTCGAATCGGAGGCTGAAATTTTCCTGATGCCAGACACCATCCAGATCGATCGAGAACAGACCGCCGAAGTTTTCGCGCAATGGTGGGCCGACTTCGAAGCGCATCCAGAAAACTTTGTGCCAGGGCCTGATCTGCCAGGAAAAGATTCCGCCGACCTCTTCCTCGAGTACGCCATCGCCAAAGGCGCAAAACAGTTATGAAAGTCCTGGAGCCAGGTCACCGTTACGAAGTCGCGAACTTCGAGAACAAAGACGCGGCCGGCCAGGTCATTCAATTCATCGAGAAAGAGGCGATTGCTGGCAGCTCGCAGTTACGCACCGTCCACGACGGCACCACGAACGAGGAAGTTCTGCGCGTGCTCATCGATCGGCTTCGCTTTCTTGGCGCTAAACTCACCAGCCGCGAAAACAGCATCGCCGTCACGAAGCTCGAAGAAGCTTTGATGTGGCTTGAAAAACGCACCCGCGATCGCACCGCTCGCGGAGTGGAAGGAACACATTTCTCATGAATACGTTCGTCACCCAAATTCAGGCGCTCAACAAACAGATCGCCGATAACAAAGAGCGGATCTCTCTTCACCGGGAAGAGAACGTGCGCCTCACCGCGATGGCCGATCGCATGTTTTCCGTTCTCACGCCCGCCGAGAAAGCGGAGCTCGATCCGCCCGCTCCACCGCAACCGGAACCGGAAGGGAAAACAGGACAGGATTTACAAGATTCTCAGGATTCAAAATCGGGTTAATCCAGTTAATCCTGTCTAAGCCACTGATTGACTTTCGCGTCTAGCCCATGACGCCAAACCAAATCGTAATTCTCGTCGATGAATCCGCCGCTCTCGACCGACGCATCAAAGCCGACACCGCGCGGCTCACCGAAATTTTGAAACCTCAGCTCGTGAAACTCTCTCCCGGCACCTACAACGGCACCGATGGTGCGAAAGCGCTGGTCATCCAGCCCGAGCCTGGCATCAGACCGAGTGCATCAGCGATCGATAGCGCCCGCGCGGTAGCCGGTCCGGAAGCGGCCCGGAGACTTTTCTCGCGCGTGATCGTGCGGAAAGCCATGAAGAGCTTCCGCGAAATCGCGCGCAACATCCTCACGCCGGCCAAAGCCGAAAAGGTCATCGCCCTCTGCGAAGTGGCGAGCAATCCGTACGTGATTCTCACGTGAAGACTTCGCCGACCTCCGACCTCTGTCCTCCGACCTCTGTCTCTATCATCTGTCCGGACTGCCAGAACTACATCACGCTGCCGCAGAATCATCGGTCTAGCTGCCCGCGCTGGCGCTTCATTGCTCCCCACTCGCCGCGCTCCACGTCCGTCATGCGAGATCTCCCATGAGCACGGATAGTCCATGGATCCGGTGGTTTGGCTCGGTTCCCTTCATCGGTAAAGAAGTGGATTGCGGTGAACTTGGCCTTGGAATTGTGAACCGGTGGAAATCTCAGGACCGCGAATACTATGTTCAATTCGCTTTCTCAAAATTTCGCGCGCGTTGCGGCACGCCATCATTCGGCGCCGGCTACTCGACAGGAATTCCATCGCACAAAGTCGTGCTGCCAGAATTCGGAGACCAAGGTAACCAACTCGTTCTCGAAGGCTGCGCGCTTCTTGCCGATGCCAGTCTTAAGCTGACTATCGGCAGCGAAACCATCGAGATCGATCGCACGTTACTTCTGCGCGCGCTGAACGTCTTCCTCCCCGATCCCAATCTGAAATCTTCAATCTGAAATCTGCAATGGCTTCCGACTTCTCCGACCAGCTCCGCGCCGCCTGGCTCGAGTCGCGCCAGTTCCTCGATCCGGAACAAAAGATCACGCTCACCGCCGCGAACGGCCAGAAAGCTCTCGGCATCGCCACCTCCTTCGTCTCGAGCAAGGAATTGAAAGCCGCCAGTTACGCCGATAAAATTCCTGCCGCCATCGAGCTTCTACGCGAAGACTTCGCGCGCCTGGCTCTCGCCGATCGGAGCGATCTCACCGTCGCCGCTCGCACGCTCACCATCACCCACATCGGCGACGACCCGATCGATCCGTGCGTGCAGCTCACCGTCGTTCATCTCAGTCTCCAGGCGGCGGCCGTCGCCGCGGTCAGCGATGCCGGCAGCGTCGCGCTCAGCATCGGTCAAGACACCGTGCCGATCACATTCGCGCTCACCGCACGCTTTCCGGATGCGAACTACGTCTTCGATTATCTCTACGTCGGCAACAAGATCGACGCGAACCCGCTCGCCATCGAGGTCGTGCCAGGCCCGCGGACCGCGCTCGGTTTCACCGCGCTGCTTGGCGGCGCTCCCGACACCGCGAACTATATCCTTTATTGGAAAGCGAAAACGCCGTGAGAAACCACGGCTACATCGGCCTTGCCATCGGCCAGGTGGAAGTGACGGTCCCGCTCGCCTTCTTCGAGCCGAGCGAAGATTTCACGTTCGATTATCTCTACGTCGAGAACCAGGTGGATCCGAATCCGCTCGCGATCGCCGTAGTGCCGGCGGCGCGGACAACCAAGAGCTTCGTCGTGAAGCTCGGCGCCGCGCCCGATAGCGCGAACTACGTCCTCAAATGGGCAATAGCATCATGAAAAAACTTCTACTTTCCCGGCTCCGCCGTGGACGGGCTACGCCGTGGCGAGCTACTTTCCTCCGGCACGCCGTAGCCTTGTGCGTAGGCGGCTACTTTCTACTTTGCGCCGCCGCGTCGGCGCAGACCACCGGCGCTAAAACACCGATCCGCAACGGCGTCCTCCAGACCGATCTCGACGCGGCCGGCTTCAACTTCATCCACGTCGGCACGCTCAACGGCAACGCGATTGTCACGCCAACCGATCTCGCCGGCAAGCAGCCGCTCGATCCGGACCTCACTGCGCTCGCCGCGCTCATCACTGATGCTTTCGGCCGCGCCTTACTTACGAAGACTGACGCCGCCTCGATCCGCACCTACATCGGCGCGGGCACTTCGAGCTTTGATGGCGCGTTCGGCTCGCTCTCCGGAAAGCCCACTACGATCGCCGGCTACGGCATCCTCGATTTCAATTCATTAGGCGACGCCCGCTGGTCGCTCCTGGCGCACACTCATAGCTTCGCCAGTCTCACCGGGACGCCGACGACGGTGGGCGGCTATGGCATCACGGACTTTAACAGCCTGGGCGACGCCCGCTGGTCACTTCTCGCGCATACGCACACCTTTGCCAGCCTCACGAGTAAGCCGACCACGATCGCCGGCTACGGCATCACCGATTTCAACTCGTTAGGCGACGCCCGCTGGCAGCCGCTCGATAGCGATCTC